TAACCCTAATCAGGGCGGTATATTATACCATATTTATCAAGATACGCTATTGTAAATAAAAATAGCATTATCGGATTTACACTATGGCTCTTATCACAAGAAAAGAAGCAGCAGAGAAAATGGGTGTGACTATACAAGCGGTATATATGGCGATCAAGCAAGGTCGTCTTACAGCAATGGAAGACAATCAAGGCAATATTGTTATTAATGACGACACTATGGTTGCAGAGTGGAACAAAAAGTCTGCTTTTAGACAGATGAAGTCAAATCCACAACCATCATCACCAAAACGTAAGCGATCTTCTGTAACATCAGATTTAATACCAGAATATGAAGAGAGTAGAGCTAGAACAGAACATTTAAAAGCTGAGTTGCTTGAGTTAGAACGTAAACAGAAAGAAGATAGCCTTGTACCTATGAAAGAAGTACAGCAAAAGTGGACAGAAGTTATAACAACAGCAAGAACAAAATTATTAGGAATATCATCTAAAGCAAAACAAAGATTACCTGACTTAGATACAAACGCAGTTAGTTGTATAGATGACATTGTTAGAGAAGCATTAGAAGAATTATCTGCTGCATGAGCAATCTTTTATCTTTAGAGCAAATAGCATTTGATAGTTTTAAACCGCCTAAGAAGTTAAGTCTTAGCGATTGGGCGGATGAGTATGCGTATTTATCGGCAGAAAGTAGTGCAGAGGGTGGTAGATGGAAAACTTTGCCATATCAAAAAGGAATGATGGATGCGATTACTAATCCTGATATAGAACAAGTAACAATAATGAAATCAGCTAGGGTCGGATATTCTAAAATTCTTAATCATGTAATTGCATATCACATTCACCAAGATCCATGTCCAATCATGGTCGTGCAACCAACTATAGAAGATGCAACTGGTTACTCTAAAGAAGAGATCGCACCTATGCTTCGTGACAGCAAATGTTTACATGGTCTTGTAAGTGACGCAAAAGCAAAAGATGGTCAAAATACACTTTTACAAAAACAGTTTCCGGGTGGAACATTATCTTTAGTAGGTGCAAACTCACCTAGAGGATTTAGAAGAGTTAGTAGAAGAATAGTTTTGTTTGACGAGATAGATGGCTACCCAGCATCGGCTGGTACTGAAGGAGATCAAATAAAGCTAGGTATTAGAAGAACAGAATATTATTGGAATCGTAAAATCGTATCTGGCTCTACACCGACTGTAAAAGATTTTTCTCGTATAGAAAAAATGTTTTTACAGACCAATCAGCAGCGTTTTTATGTGCCTTGTCCGCATTGTGGTCATATGCAGTATCTAAGATGGGCGCAGTTTAAGTGGCAGAATGATGATCCTGATACTGTTCATTATCAATGTGAATCTTGCACAAAAGCGATACCACATAACAAGAAAAGATGGATGGTAGAACGTGGCGAGTGGAGAGCAACAGCACCGGGTAAATCTAAACACGTTGGTTTTCATATATGGGCTGCATATTCTTATTCACCTAATGCAAGTTGGGCAAATCTTGTAGAAGAGTTTTTACTGAGCAAAGATGATCCAGAACAGTTAAAGACATGGATAAACACAATATTAGGTGAGACATGGGAAGATGAGTATCAGGCGAAGGTTGGTGCGGATGCGTTGATGATTAGAGCATCAGAAGCAACCTATGAAAGAGCAAAACCTCCAGAAGAAGTTTTATTATTGACTGCTGGTATTGATACACAAGATGACAGATTAAGTTTGTCGGTTTTTGGTATTGGTAGAAATGAAGAAATGTTTTTAATAGATCGACAAGTTTTATATGGCTCACCAGCTAGAGCAGATGTATGGAAACAGCTAGATGAGGTTTTGCTTGGTAAGTACAAAAATGTAAATGATGTAGAGCTAAAGATTGAAAGTGCTGCGATTGATACTGGTGGTCATTATACGCATGAAGTTTATCAATATGTAAGAGAAAGATCTCATATTGGTTTAATTGGTATTAAAGGTGTTGGTCAAAAAGGAAAACCACCATTAGGCAAGCCAACAAAAGTAGATATTAATTTTACAGGTAAAGCATTAAAAAAAGGAGTGCAATTATTTCCTGTTGGAGTAGATGTAATTAAAACAACTCTTAGCAACAAGTTAAAAGATGCAGAGGTTGGCAAAGGTTACATACATTTCTACCCAACAATCACACCAGATTATTTTCAAGAACTTACAGCAGAAAAACAGGTATTAAAATATAAAAATGGCTATCAAGAACGTGTTTGGGTTAAAAAAAGCAATGCTAGAAACGAAGCATTGGATGAAATGGTCTATGCGTGGGCTGCATATCAGCGATTATTGCAAAAATATGATCGAAGAAGTATATTTGACCAATTTGAAAGAAAAATTAACCCTAAAAAGCCTCTAAAGGATACTAAGGTAGACTTAAAACGTACTAATTCGCCTAAAAAGACGAATTTTGTCGCTAATTGGTAAAACAAAAATGACATTTCCATCACCTATAAGAGCAGGGGATTTTATTCAATGGAACATTCCAGCGAGTCAAGATTATTACGGAAACTCTATAAGCAGTCCAGATTGGTCGGTTGTTTATTATTTAAGAACAAACCAAGGAGTTGGAGCTACAATAAGTAGCTCTGCATATAACGATGGTTTTAAGTTTGAAATTCCTAGCAACGTAACTGCAACATTTAAAGCTGGTAATTGGTATTACCAAGCAGTTGCTAATAAGTCAGGGGCGCAAAAACAAACAATATATTCTGGTAGTTTTGAGGTTTTGAAATCTTTAGAATATACTGGCACTGCAAGAAGTTACGATGGCAGAACACAGGTAGAAAAAGATTTAGAAACTATACAAGCTGCTATAAGAAATATTATTAGCGGTGGTGCAATACAGGAATATAAGATTGGTACAAGAACAGCAAAGAAATATGAGTTATCAGAGCTAATAATGTTAGAAGCTAGATACAAAGCAGAACTTGTTAGAGAAAAACAAGCAGAAATGATTGATAATGGTCTTGGTAATCCAAGAGCTACATTTGTTCGTTTTAACGAGGCATACTAATGGGAATAAGATCTAACATCGCCAACACAGTAAAAAGAGTTCTTGGATTTGGTAGAAAAGCTACACCTCTTGGCAGTTTAAAAAGAGCATATCAAGGTGCATTGGTCTCTAGGCTTACTTCCGATTGGATGAGCAGCCAGTTAAGTGCCGATGCCGAAATAAGGAATAGTTTGCGTAAGCTAAGAGATAGATCAAGAGAATTAGTAAGAAACAATCCCTATGCTAGACAAGCAAAGCGTACAACACAAATAAATATTGTCGGAACAGGTATGAAGTTTCAATCTCTTGTTACGCAACAAAGAGGTGGAAAGAGAGATCAAAGAATTAATACTATGATTGAGGAAAAATGGGCAGATTGGTCACAAGCTGATAGTTGTGATTGTGCTGGTAAATATAGCTTTCACGAATTTGAGTGGTTAGCTGCTGGTGCATTGTGTGAGTCAGGAGAAGCAATATTTAGGGTTGTAAAACAACAGTTTGGTGATTCAAAAGTGCCTCTAGCATTACAACTAATTGAAAGTGATTTGTTAGATGAAGAATATGACGGCAAAACACTTAACAAAGGTAACGAATGGAGAAATGGTGTTGAGGTTGACGAATGGGGAAGGCCACAAAGGTATGCAATTCTTAAGAAACATCCCGGAGATGCTTATTACTTAGATTATGCGAACAAGCAGTCATTACATATTTTTATAAATGCTTCTGAGATTATTCATCTGTTTATGCCAGAACGACCCGGCCAGAACAGAGGTGTGCCTTGGTTTCATAGTGTGATGAATGATATGCACCAATTACAAGGATATGAAGAAGCTGCTGTCATACGAGCTAGGGCTGGTGCAAGTATTATGGGATTTATTCAAAACGATCAAGGTGAATTGATTGGTGATGATGTACAAAATGCACAAAGAATACAAAACTTTGAGCCGGGTACATTTAGGTATCTAATGCCTAATGAATCTGTAAATGTTCCTGATATTGACTATCCATCACAGCAGTATGAGATGTTTGTTAAAAACAAAATTAGACGTTTCGCAACAGGTATAGGCTGTAGTTTTGAGACTATTAGTAAAGACTTTTCAGAGACTAACTATTCTAGTTCAAGACTTAGCTTGTTAGAAGACAGGCAACATTGGAGCTTCTGTCAAAAGTACATGATTAAAAACTTTCATCTTAGAGTTTTTAAGATGTGGATAGAACTTGCAGTATTAACAGGTGAATTAGATTTTCCTGACTATTCTGCAAACTCTATGAGGTATTGCAAACCAAGATGGACTCCACCAGCGCAACATTATGTTGATCCTCTAAAAGAAATAAAAGCTTATAGAGAAGCAGAACAGGCTGGTTATATGACTAAATCTCAAGTAATAGCACAAACAAATGGCGGTGATTATGACGATATTGTTTCTGAGATTGCAAGAGAACAGGATGTCGCACAAGGGTTAGGAGTTACATTAGAT